CTCGGCTCATCTGGTCGGGGAAACCACGCGCAGACAGGGCTTAAATCTAGACCGGGGCAGCCAGCCTCTAGACACGCAGCGTATAGCGGGGAAGCGTGAATGGCACCGGGAAACCGGCAAATGTAGCCCGCAGCAGGGTGGCTCCGTCAGTCATCTAATCTCTGCACGATCCACGTTAGGCGTACTCCGTCTCAACCGTGCAGAGTTCACCATCAGTCATCAGTTCTAAACCACAGAGAGGTATAGATATGGGAGATTTACACCAGTATTTCCCGACTAAAACTGAAGAAGTTAAACCAAGTCATAACCTAGAACATCACATCCACTCTAACCAGAGAACGTGGGATGAACTGGTACGACAATCCCCGCTAAACCGTTTACGCTTCTACGACGCACAGTTAGCCCGTGGCATTGACGTTGATCGTGACCGAGTGGCTGAGTTAGTGCGTGAGGTTGGCCCGACTGCGGTGCTATCGGATAGAGATGTGATTGGCCTGATTCGCCAGCTTTGGGGTGAAAAGGCTGTGGAGAAGTTGCGTGCGCGTGCCAAAACTGAACAAGTACAGAGGTAATCAAATATGGTGGCAAATATGGTTAATCCGTTGCATCAACGAGGCCCGGAACGCGGAGGGATACGACGATACCTTGATACCGTCACCCCGCAAGAATACCTCCCGCAGACGGGTGAGGTTGACCTCACGCAAGTCACGCTTACTGGTCTTGCCGACCTGTTCGGGTCGGACAAGGGAAGCATCAAACACGGCTACACCCGGCACTATGAGAAGATCATTGACGATTTGGGCGGGAAGAACGCGCCGCTAACCATTGCCGAGATCGGCATAGCGTGTGGGGCATCGCTTCGGATGTGGGCTAACTATCTGCCGAACGCCAAGATTGACGGTTACGACATCCAGAGTGAGTGCGCCAAGCTCTGCCGTGACCTGCCGAGTGTGAGCATCACGATCAGCGACCCGCGCAAGGTAGATAAAGACGCCGCCTACGACCTAGTCATTGACGACGGGAGCCACATTGCCGAGGACGTTTTGGGTGTGTTGGCGCATTGCTGGAAATGGGTCAAGCCGGGTGGGTATTACGTCATTGAGGACATGGGTTGTACCTACAACGACGGTTACCGGGACAAGTTCAACAAGCACTTTGGCAAAGACTTGAAGAACGACCGAAATCTGATGCTCCAGATGTTTGACGCACTCTCTCGGGAGATTGATCACGGGGTCGGTGCGTTTACCGAGATGCGGTACTACCGCCAGATGTGGGTATTTAAGCGATGAGGCACGCTGCCCGCCGTGATGCCAACGACGCCATTATTACCGAGGCGCTACGCAAGGCGGGATTTACCGTTATGGATTACGGCAAGGCAGGCCAAGGCATCCCCGACAAACTCGTTACCCGCCCACTCCCTGACGGCTTGCCGTGGGTGTGCTGGGTAGAGGTGAAGATGCCAAAGGGGCGGCTACGGGAGGCGCAGGAAGCGTTTAAGTCGGTCTTTGGGGCGAGGGGCGAGCATTACGTCGCCCGTGACCCCGAAACGGCTGTACGCGACCTGTGGATGTTATACGAAGAACAGATCAAGCCCGAGCAGCGTCGGTAAACATCTGTGCCTTACGGTTGCCTTTGTAATGCGCGATGACGGGGTTCGGATGTTCGCCAAAATGTTCTGGAAGGCAGGCGTATTGATGTTCGGGCAGGTGCGCGACGACAAACGGCGGCAGACGGTTGACGTATTCCCGCAGCACCTCTTGGTCGCCGTACCAAGTTTTGTATTTGGGTTCCAGCCGGTCGTACATCTCGGCCAACTGCTCCCACGCAAACCCATCAGGGGTGATGGTGCAGCACCCGATGTATGGGTAGACGGCATCCAGCGTTTTGTTGGCGTGTTCCGAGTAATCCTGACCACGTTGCTTGGCGTTAAAGATCGCTTCACGTTGGAAGGATCGGCGCGTCACGGCGATAACCGCATCGCCCAGCAGCAACTCGGGATGCAGAGGGCGACGCACCAGCATATCGGTGTCCATGTACAGGGCTGGCTGGGCAAGTTGCAGCGCGGCAAACGCTCGGGTGCGCCACAGCATCAGGTACTCGGGATTGCCCTCGGTGGGGTGCGCCCAAGTCACACCCGGTATGGTTGGGGTGTCCTTGTCCGTAACTTGAATGATTTCAGCGCCCGGGTTGTGCTTACGAAGGGACGCCACCATTGCAGTCGGCTGGGAGATGTCTGCGCCGACATGGAAAAACACAAAGGTTGACATAGGAGAAATCTAACATGGTTAATTTGAACAGAAAACGCACTAGCCGAATTATTTGGGAAACGCTGCTAGAAAACGTGGTGAGCCACCCGAAAGCAACGTGGGTGGAGCAACTGAATATGCTGGATGCGCTGCGTGCCACCGCTAAACCGACAGGTAGCGTGAGTTTTGCGACGTTCTGGTGTCTTTATGCCGTGGTGCAGGCGTATAAACCAAAGCGTGTTGCCGAGGTCGGCACCTACATCGGGAAATCCACACTTGCCTTGGTGTCGGGCGGTGCGGAAGTACACACCTGCGATTACAGCAACGATGTGAAACTGCCGTTCAAGGTGAACCAGTACCCGATGACGAGCAGCACCGATATGTTCGCCAAGCTCCAACCTGCCATTGACCTGCTATTCCTTGACGGTCGGTTAGAACCCGATGACCTTGGGCATATTGGTCGTTTGTTGCACTCGCAGAGCATCGTGGCGCTAGATGACTTTGAGGGCATAGAGAAAGGGGTCGCCAATGCGATGCGGTTTACTTATCAGGGCGCGATGCTCGTTTACCCGCCAGAACGTGAGGTGTTGGAGCGTCACGGCATCCCTGACGAGAGCACGCTGGCGCTGATCCTGCCGCACGGATTAGTGCAGTTGACGAACCAATAGCGTTAAAATACCCTCACCACGGGAGGCTCTATGTCCCACAAAGACGCGGCAGAATTTGTTGGCGTGTTGTTGCACTCGGCAACAGCCACTCACTTTTTGCATTTGCAAACGGCGAACTACGCGAGCCACAAAGCCTTGGGTCACTACTACGAAAACATCGTAGATTTGGCCGATAAGTACGCCGAGGCGTATCAAGGCCACTACGGCATCATTCCGCTGTCGGATTACCCAGATGGCTTCAAGGTGCAAAAGGACGCCGCCGAGTACGCCAATAGCCTGCTGACGTTCGTGAAGGGCATCCGAGGCGACCTGCCGAAAGACACCGACTTGCAGAACATCATTGACGAAATCGTGGGCGAGATCAGCGCATTGGTTTACAAGCTGGAGCGTTTCAAATGAACCGTAAACCGGGACTCTATGCCAACATTTTGGCAAAGCAGGAGCGCATCAAAGCCGGTTCGGGCGAGCGTATGAAGCGCCCCGGCGAGGAGGGACGCCCAACTGCTGCCGACTTCAAGCAGGCTGCCAAAACCGCTAAACCAGAAAACAAAGGTTACGCATGACCGCCGCGTGGACACGCAGCGAGGGCAAGAACCCAAAGGGCGGGCTGAACGCCAAGGGTCGTGCCTCGTATAAAGCTGAGACAGGCGGGACGCTTAAGCCCCCGGTCAAGGCAGGCGACAACCCACGCCGAGCCTCTTTCCTCGCTCGCATGGGCAATATGCCGGGGCCGATGGCAAAGAACGGCGAACCCACACGCCTCGCCCTCGCACTCAAGGCATGGGGAGCCTCTAGCAAGGAGGACGCCCGAGCCAAGGCCAAAGCCATCAGCAGCAGGAACAAGGCATGAACCGTAAACGCCTTGCCGCTGCACTCGCCTACGTTGACGAGAAGGCAAAGCGCCTGACGAGCCTAGACCAGCCGCAATCTACCGACGCGGCTGACGTTGCGTTGGACATTGCGGCAGGGTTTACGCCGTTGCAGTACCCGCAAGCAGCGAGAGACTTGGAGCGATCCCGGCGAACCGGCGATAAGCTCGGGCAACTATTAGCCGTTGCGGGAATGGTTCCAGTAGTTGGAGGTATCCCGAGAGCCGCAAAAGCCATTGATAAAGCCATTGAGGCGCGATATTTCAAGCGGTTAGACCAAGATTACGAAGGACTAAAGACCGAATACGCCACTCGTCCTGATAGTTTCGGCGGCAAAGTTTTAAACACGGACGTTGCACGGGAATTGTCGCCAGAATACTTGGCAGACCGCACAAAGTCGGCAGACGTACATGAGCCATCAAGCTCGTTTATTAAAAAGCTGTACGCCGAGCGCCTTGCTCAACCGACCCCGCCAAACAAAGACCCGGTGGTGTTGTTTACCGCTGGCGGTACAGGCGCAGGCAAAAGCTCGGGCCTAACCAAGCTCCGCAAAACCACGCCGAGTTTGAATCGGGTTGAGCTGGAATACGACACCAACATGAACGGGTACGAATCTAGCAAAAAGAAAATTGACGAGGCACTTAAAACAGGACGCCAAGTGCAAATTGTGTTTACTTACCGCGACCCGGTGGAGGCATTGAGTCAGGGCGCACTCACCCGAGCAATGCGGCAGGAAGGCGAATTCGGAACAGGCCGCACCGTTCCGTTGTCAGAGCATTTAAACACTCACATTGGGGCGCGCAACACAATGGAACGCCTCGCAAAAGACTACGCCGACAATCCTAAATTCAACTTGACCGTGATTGATAACAGCCAAGGCGAAGGCAACGCTGTTGTGTCGTCATTGGACAATTTACCCAAGTTAAGCGAAAATAAGGTGCGTAATGAACTACGAGATGCCCTTGAAAAAGCTAGAAACGAAAAGCGCATATCCGAAAAAGTCTACCGAGGCTTTGCCGATTACTGATGCAACAAAATCGCATTGGGGAATTGCTAACAACATCGGACAGGCATTTGCGGCGGCGCTGAATCAATCCGTATTGGAAAAAAAGATCAAGCGATAAGCGTATGAACGCAGGTGCTTTTAAAAAGGGTCAGAAAGGCGGGCCGGGTAGGCCCAAGGGTTTGCCCAATAAGTCCACGCAGGCCGCTAGAGAGGCCATTGCAGCGTTTGTGGACGGGAACGCAGACAGACTCCAAGGGTGGCTAGACGAGATCGCTGCCGAGAAGGGAGCGCAGGCCGCGTTTGACGCGTTCAGCACCTTACTGGAATACCACGTTCCCAAACTTGCCCGCCAAGAGATCACAGGTAAGGACAACGGCCCGGTCAAGGTACAGATCGGATGGATGGCTCCCGAATAATTCTGCCCTACCGCCCACGCAAGGCGTTCATGCCGTTTCATGAGCGCACCAAACGCTGGGCCTGCCTTGTCGCACATCGCCGCGCAGGCAAGACCGTCGCTGCCGTCAACGACATGATCCGCGCTGCCGCGATGTATCAGCAGCCTTACGGGTTGTTCGGTTACGTCGCCCCGTACCGCAGTCAGGCAAAGGCCGTGGCGTGGCAGTACTTCAAGGACGGCGCACACCCGATCATTCAATCGGTCAACGAGCAGGAACTGACTATCACGCTCATTAACGGCAGTCAGATACGCCTGTTCGGTGCCGACAACGCTGATGCGATGCGCGGTTTAGGCTTTTCGGGGCTGTACCTTGACGAGTACGGCGACTTTAAGCCGAGCGTATTCGGGAACGTGTTGAGAGCGTCCCTGTCAGACAAGCAGGGTTGGTGCGTTTTCGGCGGTACACCGAAAGGCAAAAACCAGTTCTGGGAAATTTACGATACCGCCACTCGTCTCCCTAGCGAGTGGTTCCTGTTGCGCCTTCCCGCCTCAACCAGCGGGCTTCTCCCTGCGACAGAGCTAGCCGCAGCAAAGGCGCAGTTGGCCGAGGATCAGTACTTGCAGGAGTACGAGTGCAGCTTTGAGGCTGCGATCCTCGGTGCTTTTTACGGCAAGGAGATGCGCGAGGCGACCGACCAAGGCCGCATCACCAACGTTCCATACGACCCCAACTTGCCGACATTTACTGGCTGGGACTTGGGCTACCGCGACGACACGGCCATTTGGTTCTATCAGGTCGCCCGTGGGGAACTGCGCGTCATAGACTTCTACGCCGTCTCGGGCGAGGACATCCACACGATTGCCGATGTGGTACGCAACAAGCCGTACCGCTATGCCAAGCACTACCTACCGCACGACGCTCGGGCCAAGAGCCTGCAAACCGGCAAGAGCATCATTGAGCAGCTGGCGGCGCAACTAGACATCGCCAAACTCGCTGTTGTCCCCGACATCGGTGTGCAGTCGGGCATACAAGCCGTTCGCATGATGCTGCCGCGTGTGTGGTTTGACGCAGAGAGATGCCGCGATGGCATTGAGGCGCTGCGTCAGTTTCAACGCGAGTACGACGAAGACAAGAAAGCC